GTAACTCATATGGAGTTGTACGGTGGCGAGCCTTTCTTAATCAAACGACTATGGGAGTTGCTAGCGTTTACTAAGCAAGCAGGTAACAGCAAAAAGATAAGCATCCACTTTAATACAAATGGCTCAGTATCGTTAACAGATGAACAATGGAGCATTCTACAAGAATTCAAGGCTGTTGATTTCCAAGTCAGCTTAGATGATGTAGGAGCACGACACTCATACCAGCGCCATCCTAGTGATTGGAACGTGGTTCGAGAAAACGTACTAAAGTTTAAGTCCGTGCCTTGGCTTAAAATGAACACAAACATTACTATTAGTATGTACAACTTGTATTACATAGACGAGTCATCTCAGCAGATATTTGACGAGTTCGGTACTGATGTTTACTTTAATCAGTTGCACAGGCCAGACACGCTATCTATTACACATTTGTCTCCTGAAATTAAAAACATACTAGTAGACAAGATGAAAAATGCACGTGCATTCAAACGTGACATTGACAATACATTAAACCGTGTAGCAACAGATCCTAATCCCGAACTAGTTAAAAAATTCTTGCAGGAAACAGAAATACACGATAAGTATCGCAGCGAAAGTTTCTCTGCTACTTTTCCTGAGTGGTATGAGTTGTTAATGAAGCATTATGGATAACAAAAGCATCTGTGCATATCCTTGGATACACGTACACGCCTGGGCTGACGGTAAAGCGTTTCCTTGCTGTATGTACGATATTAACAAAGCAGTAGGTAACATTAATAACACTGGACTAAACGGTGTTATTAACAGTCCTGCAATGAAAGAAATACGCAGTCGTATGGTTGCAGGCAAACCTGTTGCAGGTTGTACAAAATGCTACGACTTAGAAAAACACGGACAGCCTAGTATGCGTACAGATGGTCTAAAGTATCATCCTGACTATGCAGACCTTGCTAGTAAGACGAATGAAGATGGTAGTGTAGATGATTTTGAGCTTCGTTATCTAGACATTCGCTACAGTAACTTGTGTAACTTTGCTTGCGTAACTTGCAGCCCTACGTTTAGCAGTAAGTGGGTAGGCGATGCTATTAAACTTAACCAACCTATCTATCACAAGCATAACCTAAAGTTGGATGTATGGGGCGAGTTAGAGCCATACTTGCTTAAAGTTAAAAACGTTAACTTTGCAGGCGGTGAGCCATTGCTAATGGAAGACCACTGGAAGATAATGAACTATTGGCTAGACTCAGGTAAAACAGATCAGTTCATAAACTACACAACTAATCTAAGCGAGCTAGAGTATAAAGGACAGCACATTGCAGATGTCTGGTCAAAATTCAAACATATAACATTGTTAGTCAGTGTCGATGGCGCAGGCGAGTTGGGGGAATGGGTACGATGGGGTATGAAGTGGAATAACCTTATAGCTAACATCAAAACCATACAACAACGTTGCCCTCACATTGATATCCGAATTACTCCTACATTGAGTGTATACAATGTGCTAGGACTGTTTGAAGCACAGCGCAGAATATATAACGAGACTGGAATCAGGCCCGAAAAGTGGCAGTTAAACATACTGCACTACCCGCATCACCTACAGGCTATTAACGTGCCTAATAGTGTCAAATCACAGTTTGTTTTGTTAAAAGAACAGCATAATAAGTGGTTAAATGAACACAATTTAACTGATCCTATGTTTGACAGTGTACAGTCTTACTTATTGAGTTCTACCGGTCACTATGAGCATTTTGTTACAGGTGTCGAGTATGCTAGCACATTGGATGAGATAAGAGGAACAAATAGTAAATCTATTATACCTTATCTGATAATAGATTAAATATTTTTATGGGAATTCATTTAGTATCTGCAGAACTGACCGACAACCAGCACCGAGCACTTCAGTCTTTAATAAGTCACATAGGCGACTTCAACTTTAAAATTAGCAGTTTGCTCAAAGCAATCAACAACCAAGACACTGCGGAAATTAAAAAGCAATGGATGCGTTGGGCAATGGTAAACGGCAAGCAAGACCCTCACTTGCTCGAACTTCGCCAAACTGAACTAGACACATTTTTAGGTACTTGACCTTCGTAACGCTTTCCTGTTAAACTGTGTCTATCACAACTTTTAACATAAAGGAACAATTATGTCAGATCGCAGCTACTCAACAGAAGATGTCGCCAAGCTCAAGAAGCTATTTACAGAAGGTCTCCGCGTAATGCGTGAGATGGAAGATCTCCGCGAAGGTCTCAAGGACACTGTAAAGAGCATTGCAGAAGAAATGGACATCAAGCCAGCAGTGCTCACAAAAGCAATTAAGATTGCACACAAGTCTAATCTAAACGAAGAACGTCGTGGGTTTGACGAACTAGAAGAAATTCTAGAAATTACAGGCCATACACTATGATTAAGTTAGTTAACAGCGTAGTTAACTATATTAAAGAAGATTGGCGTGAAAATCACGTAAGATGTATCCTAGAGATTCTTGCGTGGTTTATGAGCATTGGCTGTAGTATCACTATGGCAATCACTGTGCCTAACCCACCATTCTTAATCTTGTATCCACTGTTCATTGCCCAGTGTGCAATCTTTGCCTGGGCTGCTTGGACTCGCCGCAGTACAGGTATGCTTGCTAACTACTTCCTCCTAGTTAGCATTGACACTGTTGCACTAGTCAAAATGATTCTACAGGCATAATATGCCATTAGATAACAACTTTGATGCCTACTGGTACGACCATATGGCGATGTACTTTAAGTGGGCTACGTGGACAGAAGCTAGACCTTTGTTGCCTAGGCGCGATACACTAACTAACAAATGGTTATGGATCAAGCCGGCAATGAAGGGCACTAGGATTATAACAGGGCCTGGAACCCCCGTCGTGGAAACCTATTGGGTTGATCGAGAAGAGTTCCTGCTGTATACTATTAAGTACGGCAAATAAGATCAAGGTAGGCCGGCCACAATCGAGCCAAGGAGTATATGAGTTATATTGACGCAATTTACGATAAGGAGAAAGACCTTATCCGAGTAGTAGAGCGTTTACAAGCTAAACGTGTCTACAAAGAATTTCCAGCAGAGTATAGTTTCTACTATAAAGACCCTAAGGGCAAGTACACTAGTATCCACGGGGAAAAGCTATCTAGAGTTGCAGTAGCGTCACGCAAGCAATTTGATAAGGAAAAGCGAATATACGGCCACAAGCGGCTATATGAAAGCGACATCAAGCCAGTATTCAAATGTCTAGAGAAGAACTATCTCAATGCAGAAGCCCCTACACTAAATGTATGCTTCTTTGACATTGAAGTAGACTTTAACAAGGACTTAGGCTTTGCTCCACCGGACGATCCGTTTAACAAAGTAACTGCCATCTCTGTTCACTTGGATTGGCTAGACAAGCTAGTAACACTAGTAATCAAGCCCAATACACTAACAACAGAGCAAGCAGAGGAAATCTGTGCCAGGTTTGAAAATACTTTGCTTTGTTCAACAGAGGAAGAATTACTAGAGCACTTCCTTGCACTAATTGATGAGGCAGATGTGTTGTCTGGCTGGAACAGCGAAGGCTTCGACATTCCCTACACTGTTAATCGCATTGCACGTGTTCTAGGCAAAGACTACACACGACAATTCTGTTTGTGGAATCAATTCCCTAAAGCACGTGAGTTTGAGAAATACGGTAAAGTAGCAACTACATACGACTTAACTGGTCGTGTGCACCTTGACTATCTTGAACTGTATCGCAAATACACATATGAAGAACGTCATAGTTACAGCTTAGATGCTATCGGAGAATATGAACTAGACGAACGTAAGATTGCATATGAAGGTACATTGGATCAACTATACAATAACGACTTTGAAAAGTTTATTGCATACAACAGGCAAGACACTGCACTGCTAAAGAAGCTAGACGCCAAGCTACAGTTCATTGACTTAGTAAACGTTCTTGCACACGCCAACACTGTATTGCTACCTACAACAATGGGTGCAGTTGCAGTTACTGACCAGGCTGTTATTAACGAAGCTCATAGCAGGGGACTTATTGTTCCTGATAAGGCCAGAGATCAAACTGAAACGCAGGCAGCAGGTGCGTATGTTGCATATCCTAAAAAAGGTATACACGACTGGATCGGTTCAATGGACTTGAACTCGCTGTATCCGTCTGTTATTCGTGCGCTTAATATGAGCCCAGAAACAATCGTGGGACAGATTAGGCAAGACGAGACTCGTGCTATGATCCGTAAAGGTCTAGCAGAAGGTCTAGCATTTGCAGAATGTTGGGAAGGTAAGTTTTCTTGTTTAGAATACGAACGTGTGATGAACAAGGAGATTGGCTCCGACCTAATCATTGACTGGGAAGATGGGCGCAGTCAGCAAATGAGTGCTGCCCAAGTATATGACCTTATCTTCCACAGTGGTCAGAATTTGATGCTCAGTGCCAACGGAACTATCTTTAGCTATGCAGCCAAAGGTGTTATCCCCGGTCTACTAGAACGTTGGTATGCTGAACGTAAAGAGCTACAGAAGAAAGCCAAGAGCCTAATAGACGACAAAAAGCAGTTCGAGTATTGGGACAAGAGACAGTT